CCAAAAACTAACAACGAATTAAACGAACACGAAGACAAACCCCAGAAAATTCTGGGTGATTATGCGCTTACGGAGAGCCAATTGGCTCGTTTTGTCGTCTTTTTTGGTGCTTTATTTATGGTGAGCCCCAAAAGTCATCAGTACCACTCCCATCCTTATTCTGCCCAGTCTCGTAATGAAGGAAATAAGGAGTTATGTCGTATTTTGGACTCCCTTAGTTTTCCTTCTTATTCTCTTTTGAATGTTGGTGATAGTGGTACTACTATCACCAAGCATTTCATCAATTCTCTCTTGACTTTTGATCCTATCGTTCCTGAGCGGATTGTTTCGTCCCGCGTTTGCCAGATGGTTGAAGGCCGTTTCTCTTATTGTCGAGAAGGCGAACCGTTTTATGGCAAGCCATTGACCATAGTTTCCTTGCTCCCCATATTAACTTCCAAGGACGTTCACCGCTCGTACACTGTTCCACCACCAGATAGCAATATATCTCGTTACAACAACTTGCTTCCTCTCACCTTGCAATCCTTTGCTCAAACTGCTCCGCCCAACGTTTCCTTTGAGGTTATGACTGCCGTACATGTTTACGATGTCAGCCCCCAAGACTACGCTCAGGCTATGTTTCGCCTTGGTGTCAAGTTGTGCTATCTCGTCGTTCACCCTTACCACTGTTGTCGTTATATCCCTGGTGTCAAATATCCAGTTCACCTTTCCGAAGGTGTTTTGATTGCCACCTCCGATGATAAAATGACTATGACCTTGCAACAACAAGATCCTTACAGCAATGTCATCTGTTATTGGCTTAACCAGCACTGCATCGAAGTCATGGTTAATGCCACCGACAACTCATCTCACACCACCCATCTTAACATTGATCTCATTCGCACCAACCTAATGTGGGATTACCATGTTTATTGCCTAACTTTGTCTGCAATTCTTGGTGACCCCACTCTTTCTCCACGACCTTTTCAGATCGACTATACCTCCGTATCCTTACGCCCTGAGCACCTCGCCGCGTCTCATGCTCGCGATGCTGCTTTGCAGTGGCAGGCCGCTTGTGCCAAGCCTATTAATCAGGCCACTGTACAATATCTTGTCTCCGCTCTTCCACCAATGGTAACTAATGCCATTAATGACATGAATCTCATATCAGCTGCTGTTCGCGCTACTCATGTCGATTCTAAGTTTCCAGCTGAGTTTGCTTTCGACCCCTTGGAGGATACCAAGTATGCAAACGCAGTCATAGAGGCTCGCATAGTAAAATTGAATGTTGTTATCGCCCATGCTGCCATTTATAGCAACGCCATCTCTGCTAGTCATCTATTTGAACACTTTGGTTTTTCATCTGGGTTCTCATTAGTTCTTAAGTATTGGCTAACTGCCAGAACGCTTTTGGTCCTCCTCTGGATTACAGCTTTGTCTGATCCCGTCGCAGCTACCAAAAGGTTCCTTGCTCAAGCGAGGATTGTCCTCACCCCTCACTATAATCGAGTGGCCAACAATCCTTTCCTTGCTGCCCTTATCGTCTTGTCAACGGTTTTTATTGCTTTTTTTGTTGTTTCCTTGTCCCACACTCCACGTGCCTTACTTTACTTCCTCCATCCTAGCTTAAGTACTATTGTTGTATCTGTTATCCTAGAGGAGTTTCTTTTGGCATATGGTTTTGTCCCATCTGTCTTTCTTGCTTTGGCTGAAAACCTTCTTTTGTATTATGGGTTCCAAACCGAAATGATGACCATTTACCACGTCTTCATGATATTTGCTTCCAGTGGTAATCCATTCATCTCGTTTGTCTTTCACCTTTCTTATGATTGCGCCGTGTTCTCTGAGATCCCCGCACTCATTTTTGTTGTTATCCTAGCTTTTTTATTCTTTACTTTCTTGGTCCACCCATTCAAAGGAGCGATGATAGCCTTTACGATGACTGTCGCCAATTATCTAGTAAACAATATTATCAACCAGTATTGGTCAGCGACACGCAACTCACTCCTAAAACAAACAACCCAATCTCTAAGTTGGTTCGACTTACTATCAACCTCGTTTCTCGAAAACGCGCTATCTATGTTCCTCGCTTTATGCAGCTCTGTGGCGTCGCTTTTTCCGAGGCTTGTGCAGTTCTTCCTGCGCGTACTTGGCCTTTATATATTGCCGGTCTTATCCAGCGGTTTTTGTTTCCTAACAGCGAATCCATCCGGACCGTGCAACAACACTGGGCCAGTGCTCTTCAACAATTTAACCAACTCTACGGCCACAACCTTTCTTTGGCTCGTAAATATTACCACTACTCTTTTTCAGAGTGGTTTCACAACCAACCTTCCTCAGCTAAGCAACGCTACCAACTCTACATTGATAGCCACCCCGGTCCCGTAGTCCTACGAACTAAGGACGCCTACAAGCGTGCTTTTCCAAAATTGGAGAAAATGAGCAAGTTCTTTTATAATCCTATTTCTCATCTCTTCGAATTTGCAAAGCACACACTTCGTATTGTACAGGCGTCCTCTACTCCATACAATTTGGTGCTCGGCCCTTATACACGCGCTATTCAATCCGCCCTGTTCCACAACCTACCCAGTCACATGGTTCCAGCTTGTGGCATGTCCATCATAGCTTGTGGCGAAACACTCCACAGATGGCATAATGAGGGCATGAAGCATTATTACTCCATCGACCGCACCAACTATGACGGCTCTATTGTCACTTCGGCCATATCAGCTTGCCATAGTTTGTATTCTACTGTTCACTCACCAGACTCTCAGCAAGCTTTCGCTCTAAAATGCCAGTTGCACACTATTGGCTACCTACCTGATGGTTCTTCTTATGCCACAGAAGGTCGCGTTAAGTCTGGCGACCCCACTACCACTTGTTCCAACACTATCGTTTCTTTTCTTTCCAGTGACCCTTATTTCTTAAAACATTGTGGTCCTGGTAATTATCGCTTAATTGGGACTGGCGACGATCTTTTAGTCGCAACGACGGTCCCGATAGACGTTCCCGACTACATTCAGACACAAAAGGAGGACTATGGCCTAATCGTCAAGTGCTCCTACTCTGATCATCCTGTCAAAACCTCGTTTCTCTCGAGTCACCCTCTCCCTGCTACGTATGAAGGCCGTGAAGTTTGGGCTATGACCCCATTACTCGGACGATGCATACCGAAGTTGTATTTCTGGCAAGAACCCACTGTAGGTGTCGATTATCGCGCCTGGGTTGCCGGTGTCACTCTCGCTATGCGCGCCACTGCTGGCCACAATCCTTTTATCAATGGCATACTGCAGCAAGTAGATCGTGTTCTACCGCGCGTAACTCCTTTTTTTGATAAGTTCCAGTTAGACAAGATCAAGTATAAACTTTCTGGCTGCCCTGGAATTAAAACTCATGCTTCTGCTTGGGAATGGCTCGCGATCCGTTATGGATGGCGAGTTCCCCTAATCTCTTTAGC